TAAAAGCATGAGAACCGATATGGCTGGTGCAAGTGCATTACTCAATCCAGAACAATTCAATCAATTCATGAGAGCCGCTGCAATCAATAATACTATTTTGAATGATGCAAGTGTACGCCGAATGAATAGCATGAGCCAAGTAGTCTCCTCTACTAAAATTGTGGGTAGAGTATTGCAATCAGGCTACAAAGCAAACGGCGACACTCAAGACCAACTGACTAAAGCCACTATCGGCTTTGGTAAAGCAGAGTTGAATGCTACAAAAATGAAAGCAAAAACAAGCATCTTAGACGATGACAAAGAGGACAACATTGAAAGAGAGCAATTCGAGTCTACTCTTCTCACTATGATGGGAGAGGCTGTTGGAACTGACTTGGAAGCAGTATGCGTATTCGGTGACACCGACTCCCAGAACGCTTCTCCTCTCTTCAAATGTTTCGACGGTTGGATTAAAACAGCTACTACAAAAATTGATAGTACAGACGATTTCAACATTGCAACCGATGGCGTAACTGCAATGTTCGATAAGATGCTCTACGCAATGCCTACCGCGTACAGACAATCCAATCTCAAGAAAGACCTTGTCTACTACGTGCCTTTCGAGGTACATGAGGCATACAGACATTACCTGATGGATAGGGAAACTGGATTAGGAGACTCTTCTATCCTCAATGACTCCGAACTCCAATACAAAGGTATCCCTGTGAAATACGCTCCTGTATTAGACGCAGCAGATGGACGTACTTTCTACGGTGCTGTTCCTTCAATCCTCACAGTTCCTGAATTTTTATGGTACGGCGTCTATCGTGACCTTAGCGTAGAACCTAAGAGAATACCAGAGAATGAGGAAACCGAGTATTATTACAGAATTAGATGCGACGCTTCCCTGCAATGGAATGATGCTTGTGTAATCGCAGACATTACTCCTGCCGAAGCAGCAGCATTATTATAATCCCTTTTTTCTTTCTTTTTTTAAGGTAGGTGCTTAACTATGTCTATGAGTCAAAAGAAAAAAATTAAGGAATTGGAAGGAAAGGTTGACCAGATACTGGAATACCTTCAAGACTCACAGCCAACATCAGAGTCTCCTAAGGGCAAAGACTAAAAGCATATGATGGAGGATTTTAAGTATGGCTGATGAGAAACAAAAAAAGAAGACCACCAGGGCAAAAAAGAAGGAATTACTGCCCTTTGATGAGCTGCCTGTAGTGGTTAAAAGAAACAGAAAATTATTATATGAATATTTAAGAACTGGTGAATTACCCTAAGGTGATATTGATGGCGTGGATTAGTACAAGTGATGTAATACAATTTCATGGTTTGAAGCCGCAGCATCTGAATTTTGAAAAAACGGATACTGATGGATTAAACAACCTACTTGAAAAATGGATTACACAAGCTGAAAGTTTGATTAACACATATACTAATCGAGCGTATACTGATGACACTATCACACCTGCGGTACAGAATGTTTGTCTGCGATTAGTCAGTAATATGGTGTCCCTTGCGATACAGAAACGCGATAGTCCCATTATCAAGGTTAATGATTGGACAATACAGAATGTCAGTAGCGACATATTCACAGAGGATTTGAAAAACGATTTAAAGCCTTTCGTAAAAGATAGTAGCACCGAACCGAACAGTATAGGCGTCTACACTATAACAGGTGGTGACGAATAATGGTAAAGGTGACTGTGGAAGCAGAGATAGACAATATCCTGACCAAGTTGGATAAATGGGACGAAGTCAAGACAAAGACCATGAATAATGCTGCAAAGTCCATGCTAAGCCAATTGGTTAATAGAAGCCCCGTCGACCACGGCGTATTGAAAGGTTGGTTTATCTTTAGTCATTCGGATACTGAAGTGAATATACGCTCTCCAGCTATTTACGCGAAATGGGTTAATGATGGACACAGGCAACAGCCTGGAAGATTTATTCCAGGAGAATGGAGAGGAAATCATTTCCAGTACATTCCTGAACATAAGACAGGAATGGTCTTGAAAGCAAAAAGCGTGAAAGGAAAACATTTCGTAGAAGACAGCATAAGCGCTGTAGAGGGCGAAATGGAAACCCACTTCAAAAAAGCGGTTTATGAGGTGTTACAATGACTGTGAACATATTAACTGGCTTTGAGAAGATATATGAGATAATTACAGGCTCTATAAATGCGGAAGTTACAGAGAATGGGTTATTAAGTGATGTGGAAACTATTGTAAACACATACTACACAGAGGGACAGGTTGAAGAGCCTGTAATCTGGATTACACAACACCCTACAAGCGTAACAAAGAACGCAAATATAGGCGGCACAATGGAATTACAAACTCCCTTCGAGTTTGACTGCGGAGTTTATAATACTGACCTTGAAGATGCGAACCTTGAAAGTCAGAACCTTGCTAACAGGGTTGTCCTTTCAGTATTACGTAATTGGCAGACACAACAGAATGAGCTTATCCCTGGACAAAGAATGATAAGGAGCATAACTCTTAATACGTATAGTCCTGTGGGTTATGTGAATGTGACAAACAAAAGCGACAAAGTCCCTGTCACAGGAGTAATTCTGAACGTTAATCATATAATTAATTGGCAAATGTGCCTGAAAAATGCAATAGAAGGTGAATAAAATTGAATAGAGGATTTGGGTTGGAAGTAGAGTCCAACTATGGAGATACTACTGTAGAGCCTTCAAATTTCGACCCTCATTTCTGGAATAATGCAGAAAGCGTTGAATTTAAACTGAATGACGAGCCTGTGACAAAATCAGGCTCAAGCAGAATGAATAAACGCGCAAGGGTTGGAGTAATGAAACCTACAGGCAGTACAAGTGCTGATGCAGACCTTCAGCAACTCAGTTGGTACTTCCTTGGTTATCTTGATAATTACAAATACACAGCAGGAGAAAGTGGCGCTACCGTCCACACTCACGAATATTGGGGAGGCGAAGGCAAAGAATTACACTCCTTCAGAGCTATCGCAGCATATGACATACTTACCAAATACATCTATGGTATGCTCTGCGATAAAATGACCCTTGAAGTGTCAGATGAGTCCATGACTGTAGGCGCAGACTGGATATACAAAACAGAAAAAGCAACCCTCAACGAGGCATTTACACAGCCTGACGCATTAACCAATGAAGACATATTCATTATGTTCTATGACGTTAGCTTGAAACTGAATAATGCTGCTCTTGACGGAGTCTCTACCGCTTTTAGTTTTGAAGGAAACAACAATCATGACGTGGACGGAACTGTCGGATTAGGCAGCAGGTATCCGCAAATACGTGCGAAAGCAGGAAAACGTGAGAACAGCTTAAGCATCACTACAACCCTGACAAGTGATACCGCGAGGAGCATATTGGACGCGGAATACGGAGAAGTTGGCGCTTTAGAACCGTCAAGCTGCAAACTCTTGCAAATACCATTAGAAGTTAATATTGCACATTGTGAGAATAGTGATTTGCTTTGCAAAATTGTATTCCCTAAATGTACCCTGCGTGTGGAATACAACATCTCTGGAGTAGATGCTATTGAAACAACTATCAATCTTGATAGTCTTGGAAGCGGCAGCGTAACCCTGGCGGACGGCACTACCCAGGTAGTGACTGATATGTATGTCCAACTTGTGAATAATCAAGAAGCGCTCACAGAATAATCAAATTTACTAAGATAACTTCAACTATTACACCACCTCTGCCTAATTTAATGGAGGTGGTGCTTTTTTTTTAAAAAAATTTACAAGGAAATCATGATAACATGACAACAAATAGTGAAATGCTTAAAAAATTAACACTTGGAGTAGAAGACACTCAAACTGTCTGTATAGACTATGACGGCATCGAAGCGGAATTAACCTTACGCCCATTGACAAGCGGAGAATTGACAAAATTACAGGTAATTGAAAAAAAACCATTGGAAATCAAGATAGGAATGCGCAACGGCAGACGCGAAACAGTACAAACTAACGCAAATGACGTGAACGTGAATACTGGTGATTTCACAGAAGCGCAACAAGAAGCCATGTACACCGCCGTAGCCCTCAGCCTTAGCGTCGGAGAGGAGAAATTCAAACCTGACCAAATCAAGGATATGAGAGCAGGGCTTCCCGAACTCATTTTTGAAAAAGTGATAGAAATAAGCAAATTATCTGATGAGGATTTGACTCTTATAAAGCAATTTCGCAAAGACGAATGATGCGAAAATATTATACCAATCACATTGTGATGGTTTACGATTAGTGAGTAATATGAAAGATGCTACCTTATTGCAGCAGACTTTCCTTGCAAGAATGAGCGTAGAACAAATCAATCACACACAGAAGATGGAAACTAACCTGAAAGCATTATGCGAAGCGAACGGAGTAAAATTTAGGAGGAACGTATGAGCGAAACCTTAGAAATCATTTTAAAAGCAGTCGATGACGCCCGTCCCGTTTTTGAAAGCGTAAAAGGAAGCGTCGATGACATCGCAAACAAAGTAGGCGGCATGACCGACTCAATCAATGCAGACTTCCAAGCCATGGAAACTAACGTGAGCGGCTTCCGTGATGCAGTAGCAAATATTGACAGCTCAAGCATAGACCAATTAGCCTCCGAACTGGGAATGAGTACAGAGGAAGTCGAACGTCTGATACAAACAGGAGCGCAAATCGGCAGTATTCCATTCAACGAGGCAAGTGCCGAAGCGACTGAATTAGAACAGAGCGTGTCAGATACGGACTCAAAAGTGGACAAACTGAATAATAGCCTTAACGAAACTGGAAACAAAGGGTCAAGCGCTTTCGGACGTTTGAAAAGCGCAATCTCTGGCGTAAAGAGTCATCTTGAAAACATTGGACAAGCCTTCGATGGTATCGGTGGAATGATTACACAATCCCTTGGAGTAATCGGAGTCAACAGCATAAAAGAGATGACTCTTGAGGCTTCAATAAGCCGTGACCGTATATTCAACCTGTCCTATGCGCTCATGGGAGCAGGGCAAAGCGCAGAACAATTTAAGAGCGATGCAAACAGTCTCTGGAACATCATGGACGCAGGGACAAACAACAGCCTTGTTGGATTAGACCAATTGTCCCAGGCAATGTCTGTTATAAAGCTAAGTACAGGTGCGACTACAGAACAGCTTAAAGCGATAGAACCTACCATACTTGATATAGGTCAGAGAGCCATATTGATGGGTAAAGATGGTAATGAAGCGATAGGTTTGATGGAAGCTGCAGGAAAAGGGTTGAATGGCGAATTTGAAATGCTTAAAGAGAACCTTGGTATAAGCAAAGACAAACTTATTGATGCAGGTTGGTCTGGAGCAGCAGACGATATTGACGGATATACACAAGCATTATCCAAATGCCTTAGCCAAAGTGGTGACGTATCTGACATGATGGATACCACTTATGGAAAATTAACAAGTCTGCAAAAATTCTGGAAACTTGCAGGACGAAGCCTTGGAGATGACTTCCTACCTTATATTGATATGGCATTGGATAAATTCATGGCTTTTGCAGATGCAGACAGCGATGGAGCATTGGATAAAGGTGCGAAAGAATTAATGAAATACGCTGTAGGAGCAGGAGCGGTAGTTTCCGCGTTCGCCTCATTAGCTCCAACAATAACTCCTATGTTTGCTACTTTGCGCGAGTTACAATCATTACTGAAAGGTACTGCAGTATTCCTTGGAATTATGGAAGGAGAGGAAAATGCCCTGACACTTGCTACAATCCGTGAAAGTGCTGCTCAAAAGATTTCCGCTGCAACGAAATGGCTGTCAGGAGCAGCTACAAGCGCCTATGCCCTGATAGTAGGTGTATTGACTGGTGAGATAACCTTGGTAGCAGCTGCTCAGGCGGTATGGAATGCTATAATGAGCGCAAACCCTATCATGTTGGTAGTGATAGCTATTGCTGCTCTTGTCATTGCAATCTATGAAGTAGGTAAGGCTTTCGGCTGGTGGGATAATGTCGGTGAAATGCTTAATGCTGTATGGGCAGGAATACAGAGGCTCTGGGCAGCCTTCATAAACCACCCCGACGTCCAAGCAACTATCCAGGCATTGTCTGAAGCGTGGGAAGTCTTATCCGCCGCGATAAGTGGCGTAATAAATTGGATTATGAGCTTCTTTGAAGTAAGTAGTGGAAGCGGAGAATTTGATGTAGTACGTGCCTTGATTGAGGCTATTGGAATGGCATGGGAACAGTTGACACTCCCTATCCGTGCAGTAATTGCTGTTGTACAATTCCTGATAGATGCTTTCAAGAATGTAGGCTCATCTCAGATTGACATAGTAGCCGCATTGACTAATGCCTGGACTTTCATAAAAACATTCATTGGCAATACCCTCCTGCAAATCAGTATGGCTATTGTGAACTGGGGCGTACGCTTGTTCACTTCAGCTGTAACTGCGGGACAACAATTCGTTACTGGCGTGATAACATATGTCAAGACCCTACCTACCAAGATGCTTGTCTTGTTGTTACTTGCATATACACACGTTAGAAACCAATTCACTAAAATGGTTACTACCGCGAAAAACAAGATAACAAGCCTTGTGACTGGAGTAATAAACAAGTTAACCAGTCTTCCTGGGAAAGCATATAACCAATTGAAACGTGTTGTTACAAGCGTGGCTAACGCAGGTGGCGAATGGGTATCTAAGGCGAGAGAGAAAGCAGGTGACGTTGTAAGCGGTGTTAAGAACGTGTTGAGCGGTACTGCAAGTAGTGTGTCAAGCGCACTATCAGGTGTTGTGAATGCTATCACAGCTCCATTCAAGAAAGGTTACGAAGAGGCTAAGAAATGGTGGAATAAGGCTAAGAACATGGGAGGAGGCGCTGCTGGTGGCGACCCTCTTGACGAGGCTTACGGCGGAGACCCTCTGGACTTGTTGACAGGACAACCTTTTAATATCTCAACTGGTGGTTACACCATTGTTGAGAGCGAAACTACCTTGAATGTGAATGAAACCTTGACCCTTGACCTTCAAAACGTGCCTAATAGCGTGAATGAAGCGGAATTGATGGTGTGGCTTAAATCTGCCGTGGGCGACAAGGGACTTATCAGGACATTGGTCGAGAATAAGGATTTTCAAGCCCTGGATAGTAAAATGAAAGAAAGTTTAGCTAAGAAATCTGCAAGGAGAATGTAATGTATGGAGTTTTTTACTGGTAATCCTCAATCCGTGCGTGGGTTAGGGAATATCCTCCTTGATAAAAAGGAGTTGGATATGCTTGAGTATTATTCACAAGTGACTCAAACGGAGGATATTGTGAATGAAACAAGCATGAAAGTGTTCAGCATGAGCTACCTGGACGATAGCGAGGACGATTTAGCATTGCCGTATGATGTTAATAGTTTCCTGCTTGGAGCAGTGGCATCAGTTACTCTTGCGAATAATAAGCTTGATGTTAATCGTTATGAGAGTAGCGACCTTGAAATTGTTACATTACGTCAGTTGAAACACGCTCTCTCAGGCAAAGTAAAGGATATTACTTATACAGATAATGTGTTAAGGGTTGTGACTTTTGAACGGAGCGACCTCACAGGTTTGCAGACAAAGGCTGCAATTGTTACGTTATTGACTAATGTGGTGTCTGATGTGAGCATAGTTAATAATGAGTTAATTGTTGAGCGTTGGTCTGCTGCTGATGTTGAGAATGGAATTACTGAAATAATAGAAGAGGAAGGAGAGTAGAGTATGGAAACAACAGAATATGATTTATACGATTTGTTAATAGGCGATGACGATATAAGTGCGATAGGTGATGGGAGCGTTACTGGGGCAATTGCTTCGTTAGACACAAGTATAACGAACATTACTCCCTTGTCTGGCACTAAAAGTGGTGTAACTGTGAATAATCATTCAAGCACTACAGTAACAGTAACACATAACTTCGGTAGAGCTAATAATGTTGTTGCAAACATCATTCTTACGAATAGTAGTGCATATACTTGGGCAGGTCTCCTAATTAGTGTTTGGGATATGCAAAATAATAGTTTCAAAGCAACAATCTATAACAACTCTGGGAGTAACGGAACTTTCTCATTTAATTGGATAGCCGTGGCTATTTAAATATTCCAAGTGCTTGGATAACAAATGATAGTTGTCCTCTCTGATTAAATCTCTGTAATTATGCTTGATTTAAGGTATACTATTATTCCATACATACTTGCATTTGCATTGGTAGAGTAATGGTTCTGTATGTTTACTGTAAGAGTAGTTCCGCTCAAACCAAGGCTACTTGCATAACATTTGTATGCTCCTTGAATGAGGGGTATCCTGTAGTATCCGCTTGGGTTAGGAACAGTAACTGTTTTCTTTACCCCTTCATTACTTGCTAATTGGGTAGCAGGAATGCTCCAAGTTCTTATTTCAATCATATCTGTAAATGTGGTAGTATGGTTCGTTATACTTGTGAAAAAAGAACAAAAAATGACAGATAGACAAAAAAAATAATAAAATAGGATTAAGGATTATGCCAACCGTAACAAAATACTGCAATACATATAGCCAAACAGCAGACAGCAACAATGCAAAATTCAACAACCTTGTTACTTTAAAGTCTGCGAGTGGTTATGCAGAAACAAACACAATCAGCAAGAAGGGTGGAACACACCCTAAACCTTCCACCGTGACCGCTACTAACTTCCAATTCAACTTGCCGACGGGAGCGGAAGTAACCAAAATCAAAGTAGAATATGCTCATAGGAAACTTGCGACTACTAAGGATAAATATCCGTCAATCCCTGCTCCAACGATTGATTTAGTGGGAGCAAGTGCCAAGGCTAAAACGGGCGTAGCGCCGTTAGGAGTAACCAAAACAAATAGTATAACTTGGACGGGAAACTGGACACGCTCCACAATCAATAGTGCCAATTTCGGCGTGAAAATCGCATACAAAAGTAATACTTCCAAGGATTATACTGGAAAGGTAAGACTAAGCCTACTCCGTATTACTGTCGAGTACAAATTGCCAAATTTCGCATTAGCATTAAGTGTGAATGGTGACAAGACCGTTGAAAAAGAAGGCACAGTCAACATAACATTATCTAACCTTAATAAGACCAGTTATTCGCCAAATGTGGATATTACATTGCCCTCTAAGGTAACCTACCTTGGCAGTCTTAATACTATTACAAAGAATAGTAATACAAGCCTGACTTGGAAACCAAACATCAAAAGCAATACCAGTAACGCTGGTGTGAGCCTAAAAATACGCTTCGACACGGCAACTGTGGATAGTACAGTAAGCGTAACTGTAAGGGAAACATATTCAGGGAAGAGTAAGACCGCCACATTCAGTATTAGCCCTAAAGTCATAACTGGTGACGAAACAAGCGATGACGAAAGCATCACAGAAGACGCAACCGTCTCACAATCCACAATCCGCGGACTCAAAAGTTACTACATCACAGACGAAACAAGCATAATCTACACATTCTATATACCTAAAAACAATCCTCAAACTGTCTGGCGAACCCTTGGAGCAATAGATGTATTCAACAATGACGAGATAGAAAGACTTGCCGAAATGGGCATAGAAATACGTCCAATGTACCCTGATGACGGCGACTACATCATACGCGTTCCTGAGAACCTTGGAAACACAATCTCTGAATTTCAATTAACAATGGATTTCAGTAACATTGATATGTTCGATATATTAATCCGTGAATGGCTTGGAGGTCAAGATTACGCAGAATTAACAAGATTGTATGATTGTGAAACAAACTTATGCTTGATGCGACTCACACAGGAAGAGCTTGACAGACTTGGAGATGGCTACACATACACAGTACAAGCCTATGCGAAAGCAACATTGAATACTCAGAGCAGCACCTACAAATTACGCGAAGGGAAACATTACCTCCGCCTTGGAGTCTTCAATGGCGATGCCTCCAATTTCGAGCATTTAGAGTACGAAATGGTGAAAAATTGCGAAAATTGGAGTAATCCTATCGAAAGCCTTGACCAATACTATGACTTGAAAACAGAGTTTGTATATAACAAGGATTACCCTGTCTATGTGTTCATGACAGGCGAATACTTGGAGTTAAATGATTTCAATGTGGATTTAACTTTCACACAACCCGTAATCATTGAGTCTGATTACTATGACCAGAAAGGAAGAGTAACACAGAACCTTCTACCATACCCGATAATGAATGCCACAGGTGACGGTGAAACAAGCAGCCTAACTGTGAATACCTTCCAGGAAAGCAATCCGATAATCCTATATGATTTCGAGTTGCCAGAGGACTTCAGCACTAATGACGAAACCGCGATAAGAGGACTGAAATTATCTGCGAACTTTGTCGCAGACGATGAGATTATCATAGACGCGACATTACGCCTGGAAGGAGGCAAGACAGGTCAAAGAAGCCTTGTACTCAACCCATTGGATACTATGAGCGAAACTGGACAAATCAGTCTTGGCGGCTCAACTGACCTCTGGGGCTTAAGCGTGGGAGATATGCAAGACCTTGACAAAGCAGAGATAGAAATCCGATTTAACAACCTGTTCAGTAATGATAACAACGCTGTGCAGATACAATTAAGCAATATACAACTCACAGCCTACTATCTTGACATAACAGAGTTGAAACAATTCCAACCTTGCCTAATCAATGATGAGGACATAGCCTGGTATGGAGCATATATCAAAGACCTTGAAGACATACAAGGATTGAAAACAGATACCGAGTATATCACGGTCAAGGGAACGGATACCAATGCACCATACTTGCAAACTATCAAAGAAAAAGAGATAGAAATCAAATTCGGTATCGATGGCTGCAATTTGCAAGAAACAACAGAATTACTAAAAAGCTTCGCGAAACTGATTGTGAATGAGCGGGATAAATACAACAAACCCGTCCTGAATAAGATTGAATTTCCAGAACTCTATCCTAACGAGCATTGGGACTTCATAAACGAAGACGGCATAAGTCAGAATATAGATTACAGGGATTATGATGGTACGCTCAAATTAGTAATTCCTTCAGGCACAAGCTACTCTAATACAGACACAGTAGCGAATACAAGAGGCTACAATAATGGAATAGCAAATGTTAATCCGATAATCACAGCCATTCCACAAGCGGAAACTGTTGAGATAACAGAAAATGTGCATGAACAATCCTTCAAGATACATTACCCATTCCCAGAGGACAGCCTTATCGAAATCGATTGTAATAACCGTCAGGTATACCTAAAAACATTAAGTGATGAGAATGAAGTGGGAACTGACATAACCGCCTACGTCGACTTCAATAGCGATTGGTTTATTCTTTACATTGGAGAATTTAATTTCGAGAGTAATACAAGCATAATCCGAACAGTAACCTACAACGAGCGAGGCTAAAAACCATGATAACTGCATTAGTATTAACAAATCTTGAGCAATACGTGACATACCTTGACCCTGACCGCTTACTGCTTGAAGAGACACAAGAGGCAGGAGGCGTCGCAACCTTGAAAGTCACATATTACTTGGCTGATGACGAAGACTGCGATGACTTATTCAGATTAGGCAACAAGGTCTGGGTACAAGGTCATGAGAGCCTCAAAGACTGCTTATACGTTCTCAATACCAAAGTCAAAGAAGACATTGACGAGCATTACGCAGAATTTGAAGCAGAAGAGGTTCTTGTTGAGCTTAACTACGCTCCTCCAACAAGCCAGACATACTTAACAACCGCTAATTTCAATATGAATAACGGGAATGTCATAGTGGATAGGAAAGCCCTGGAATACTGGTTCGGACACTACTACAATATTGGCGTAGTGCAGAATTGTCTTAGCGACTCTCTCTCAAAAGTGACTTTTACGGGCAGCATAACCCTTATGTCATTATTGCGTGGCATTGAGGAGGCGACTGGGAACACATTCACAACGGAATATGAAAAAGACCCTGTAACGAATGAGATACACAGATACCTTAATTTCCTTAATCCGACTAATCAGACTACTGGTTGGTCTTTCAAGGCGGTGTATGATTTCCCTATCCCTGAGGAAACTCCTTCTGAAGAGGAAGATGTAGGCTCATATAATGTTACTGATGACGAAACGGATTATTACGAAGACACCAGAGAAGTCATACTCAACACTCTGCCTGGATTAGACCCTTCAAAAACATATGTGAAAATCTTAGAAGGCATCGACTCTGAAATAAGCAGTTGGAAACTATCAAGCCTTGGAGTCACAGGAAACGAGGACGCTCTCTCAATCTATATCCGTAACAGTTACTCTATTGTCGATGACAATCCAAGATACAATCTTTCCTGTCAAGTCAACAGCAAGGTATGGGACACTTCAACAAGCTCTTATACTGTTGTCACAGGTGATGAGGATATAATCGCGTCACCTGATAATCTTATCCCTGACCGTTTTGTATTGCAAATCATAGACGTTACAAATGACATATTATACTATGAACACGTCATAACACCTGTCCTGAGCAGGACACATAAGGATATATTGGATTTGAATTATAATGTGGAAAATCTTGATGTTGAAATCGACGAAACAGACTCCTACCCTGCGGTAGCGCCAATCATAGATGCAGGGACTAACGAGTATACTACTGCTCAAATCAATACTATCACAAGCAACTGGCTTAACCTTGAAGTAACCAAGGGAGATATAATCCCTATGATAGTTGAAAAAGTGACAAATAGCAGTAGCAATCCCTCCTCAACCGTTAGCAACAATTACTGGAAACGGTGTATCAATAACCAAGCAACAGACGGCTATGATTGTTGGCACGGCACAGCCTACTGGTCTGCTCCATTCAGCAAATCCTCAGGAGAGATGTGGGTTGAAGATGAGGTGAACACAGGACTCAAATACGATATGGTCACCATGCGTCCTGAATACGGACGTGACGAGGCATATCCAAAAACAGATACGGTAACCACCACCGCGGAAGACAAATACGCAATCTACAACGCCGTTGCAATGCACCTGAAAGAAATCAGGAATAAGGAAGTGCGTGTAGAAACCGATGTTGCTAACTTGCGTGATGGCATATACAATGATTACAATACCTATGACAAGGTCTACTTGAAAATTCCAGGAAGCCAGGAGCTTGTCAGCGCAATTGTCACTCAAACCGTGAAAAATGCGAACGAACCTGGACAGAATACCGTAGAATTGAATAATTACAGCAACAATACAAAATTCACACCCTCTGCAACATATCTAACTGGACGTAATGTATCCTACACTTACCCTGGAAAGGGAACTCTCACAGTTACCCTGAAAGACATCAATACTGAAGAGACATTAACTGGCAAATTGATTAGTTTTTCAGTATACACTCTTGACCCTGCTTCAAGCAGCGAAACATATAAGACTACTGCGAACGTTACAACAGATAGTACAGGGAAAGCAAAGTACACTACTGGCTTTGAGCCTGGAGAGTACAAGGTTACAGCCAACTTTGGAGGAGATGACCTTTACGAAGCCGTGAGCGAAGTCTACTACGTGAACGTCGGTGGGAAAATCACAGTCGCTCAAGACACCACCACTAATGCGAAAAAGACAAGCAACAAGACTAATAAGAATAATAAAAAGAAAAAGAAGACCAAGACCGTCAAAGTCAAAAGATATTACACCCGATATGGTCTGTCTCCCGATAAGAAACATAAATACATTTGTGCCGTCGGTAAACCAAGCGCATCTGGTGAGAAGGACAAATACGGTTACAAATTCTGGAAGACCGTATTTTACAACAAGTGTCCTGCGTGTGGAAAAGCCTCCTTATATTGGAGCATCTTCTGGGCAGGTAACGAGTCTGCAAACTGGGGAACATTCCCTGCGACAGGCAGAAGCGAAGGCGGAAGCGCCGAGGGACATATCTTCTGTAAGCATTGTGACGCAGATTACTCCGTATTCGGAAAATCACATGACAATTACGCAAGGAAATTAAAAGTCTACAAAAAACCCGTCAAATCAAGCAGAACAGAAGCCTACAAGCTCAAAAAAGGTAAGTTATATTATGACACAATAACCAAGACTGTAAAGCAAAAGAAAAACAGCACTACAAAGAATTACACTCCAAAGGCGAATATAAGCAAGAAAGTGAAATCTACTGCAATTAGCGTAGCCAAGGGCAAAACTGGATTAGCAGCTGCAAAATTGATAGCTAACTGGGTACAGACAAATATCAAATACCAACACCCTATGTACGCAAACTTCAGGAAGAGTCCTGACAAAGTTTTGAGTACAAGGAAGGGTAATTGTTGCGACCAGACCAGATTGATGCTTGAAATGATGGACGCTGTGGGCGTTACACAGAAATACAAGCTGCAATATGTTTATGTCTGCTGTAATTCAGGTAACGGCTACGGACACGTCTTCGG